TGCATTGTTGTTTTTAGCGCAAACAATCATATCAGCACAACAAATAATCGAATACTTGAATGAGCCTGCAAACGAATGAACGCGCCGAGACTTTTGAGCGTTTCTGCTGCGCCGTCGAGAATTTTCAGCATGGGGAAAGAGATAAAGTCGCGGACTACTTGCGATACATTGAAGCCCGGCTCGGACGCGACATTGCCGAGCGCGTCAAAACCAGTATTCTTGCCTGTGGGAAGTCATCGGGATGGCTTGAGTCGGTCAAAAAGCACCGGATTAAGCGAGACTGAGAAAGAACTAATGCAGACATTCGGCAAACTTCCATTTTCGTGGGAAATAGATTGGGACGTAAGACTTGAACCTGCCGCATAATTGTGTAGAATAAAGGCATGGAAAATATCAAACAAAAAGGCAGGCCGAAAAAAGCTGAGTGCGGTAAGCGCGTCAATATTTACATTGACAAAAAGCACCACGAGAAAGCAAAAAAAATCGGCGGTGGTAATTTTTCGTTGGGCGTCAAAAAACTAATCGCAGCTCATAAATGCTCATCGGACTAGACCCCGGCGCATCGGTCGGTGTGGCTATTTTTGATGACAAAAAGCTCACGCACTTGACGACCTGGACGCCCTTGCAGCTCATAACACTGCTGCCAAGTTTGTCTGTTGATCGCGTCATATTTGAAGATTCGCGCTTGATCTCGCCGGTCTGGGGCAGAGGCACTACCCAAGCGGCAAAGATAAAAATAGCGCGGAATGTCGGCCAGGTGGACGCGATCTGCAACCTGATATGCAACTTATGCGACGAAATGAAAGTAAGCGCTCACGGCATAAGCCCAAAACACAAAGGGCGCAAGCTAGACGCTGAAACCTTCAACAAAATCACGGGCTGGACAAAGAAAAGCAATCAGCACGAACGTGATGCTGCAATGTGCGTTTTAGCGCTTGCATGATCTAAATAAGTGTGTATAATATCTCTTACTAACTAAGGAGAGAGATATGAAATTGAAATACGCAAGAAACATTGTCGACAGACTGCACATTAGATTCGGTGATGTTGAGCCAGAAAATTACACACGCAGATACAGAATAAGAGAAAAAGGGTTTGCAGAATCCGCAGTAAGCCACCTTACTTTTGATAGATTCGTCGAAGGTTACGACGAGGCGGTAAAGTTGATTGATGATTTTTACAAAAACTGCAACGAAGATACGGGTTATGTAATTACAGTCTGGATCGAAGATTGATTTTTTGAATCGCGGAGAGAGATATGGACATCATCAATGAAAAGACCGTCGAGATGACGTTTGATGAATTTTGCCGAGGCGGTAAAAGCATCACACCGGGGCCGTGGGTTGTGGCTGAAGAAGCAAAAATTAAACACCCAGAAGGAACTTTTATTGCTCAAGCCCAGTATTGGCCTGATGCTTACCTGATCGCAGCCGCGCCGGACTTGCTGGAGGCGTTGAACCGAGTGCTGCCACAGTATGAGGCGCTACTCAAGGACTGCGGTCTGCGGAGTCTCGGCACTGCGGATCAGGCCCGCGCCGCCATCGCCAAAGCAGAGGGGAAAACATGAACGTGGAAGCAATGAACACACAACCCGAAGCCCTGCGACTAGCTAATGAGCTAGATGCTGTGCCTGAAAAAGGCGCTGATCCTGATGTGATTCAAGAAGCCGCCGCCGAACTGCGCCGGTTGCATGCCGAAAATACCGACCTACGCGCTGCTATTCAGCAAGCTGAGGAAACGCGCCATAAACTTTCGTGTGGCTGCCCGTCGCAATACGGCGGTATTCCCGCTGAGTGGGCTACTACTGACCGCGAAGGCAACCCTGCAATAGCTTATGGCGTGATCTGCGAGAAACATTGGCACGAGTATGACGCGCAACATCCAAAGGTATGGCAGGAGCCGGGGCAGGTTGAATTTGACTACAGGCATCCACAAGCGCGAGCGTTGATCGCAAACGCTGAACGGAATTTAATGTGCATTGACTTGATCTGGCGTATTTTGAAAGACCCTCACCAATACTTTACAGCGTCAGACATGGAGAATTGGGACGAAATCCACGATGCGGTGCGCGCAGCCTTAATTAAGCTAGACTAAAGGAGAAAAACACATGAGCTGGGAAGGTGATAATGCTGGCGAAATCGCGCTACATGATGCGTGGCTAGACAAACAAGAGGCAAGGCGTAATTTTCGGACAGAACTATGGACAACAAAAGATGGGCAAGTGATACCTATTAAGGATATGGGAGATCGTCATCTATTTAACGCTTACCGCCATAGTCAAGACAGTTTGTTGTTTCAAGAAATGGTGTTGCGTTTGTTTGAGGCTAGACTAAAGGAGAAAAACACATGAGCATTGAAGCAATGAAGCAGGCGCTGGATGCGCTGGAGCCATACGCGAGGCAGATAGTAAGGAGTGAATAAATGACTGACAAGGAACTGCTTGAGTTAGCTGCGAAAGCGGCAGGGTTTGAAGTTATCCGTCCAATGGACGAAGCGCCGTTGTTTAATGGTAGGGACTGGGAACCGCTACTTACGTTAGTTGAACTTAAACGCTTCGCCGCCCTTGTCTACGAGGCAGGAGCCGAAGCAGAGCGTAAGCGCATTATTAACTTATTGATGATTCAGCATGAAATGACGCAAGGTCGCCATAATTACTTTGTTCCTTGGAACCCGCGCCACGACAATAACGATGCATTCCGACTGGCCGCCAGACTGAAAATACAGGTGTCATTCGGCACTTTCAAGGACAACGTAGCATCTGCCTATAAGTTCGGCACGCCAGCGGTCGAGGTAGAAAATACCGACATAGAAGCCGCTGCAAGAGAAGCCATTTTTTTAATGGCCGTTGAGATTGGGAGGGGTATGAAATGACTGACAAAACTGACCGCGAACTGCTGGAGCAGGCGCTAAACGATCTTGAAACGCTGGTCGCATACATCAAAGGCGGTGAGCCTGATCTTTTTATGCAAGTTCCTTCAATTGAAGCACTACGTGAGCGACTAGCGCAACCAGAGCAGTGGGGTATTGACGTACTTGGAGGTGATTGGAACAAAATTTGCCGTGCAGCCGCAGTCATACTAAAAGAAACAAAATGAATGACCGAGAAGCATTTGAAGAACGCGCAGCAATACTTCAATACGACGCTGGAATGAGTAAAGCGGAAGCAGAAAAGAAAGCAAAAGCGCTAATGGAAAAGCGGGAAATGTTGGATAAGATAGCGAAAATTAGGGAAAATAAGCACTGACCCCGGAAAGTACGGGGACTAAAAAGTCTAGGGTCTGGCAACGGGTTAGCGCCGTTGTTTTGGTTTGGTTGGTCCTTTCTTGTGCATCGCTGCTTTATGCGAGCAGACCCTAGACTTGTTAGTGAATGCGTAGGCTGATGCGCGGTTGTGTAGTTGCACAATTTACTAATGTCGGGGATCAGCACCGGCCACTAACAAAACGGACGCTGCTAATCGGTTATGAGAAATTGGCTAGGAAGTTTGAAATGCAGCACCTAGATGGCACCCCGGAAAGACGGGGAACTAAAACGCATGGGGCTTAGGTTGAATTATATTACTAAAGACGACATTAACCGAATGGCGCGTGAGGCTGGGTTTGTCTTGTACGACATGCACAATGTTGACGGGCAAGACTTGGGCGAGAGTGTCGAAGCAAATGATTTTAAAGCGCTTGAGCGGTTTTCAGAGCATTTGATTAAAGCTTTAATGCCAGATGATTGGTTTCCAGATAGTAAAGACTGGCAGTATTCAATCTGGGAGCGCGCCGAAATAATGAAAAGTAAGATCGAATCGCACAGGGAAGAAATAGAACGGCTAGAAAACTGGTTAGAAGCAAAGCAAGGACAGTCCGGCACAGGAGCTACGAAAGTAGCCTGCAAAGCGTATGGCCTGAATTTACAGGTGAACCCTATTGACGAATAGGGCTACGGACATCCGGGGTAATAAGCCCCACCTTATACAGACTTATACAGCTTTATATTTTGATATATAAAAATTAGGAGCGCACAATGATTTTGAGCGAATTTGTTTTAACGCACACAAAAGGACGGAGCCCGATAGATTGGGTGTATTTTGCCGATGTGAGCGTAACAACCACAACGGGCGTGCTGTGGTGGAAAAAGAAGCACGTTGAGCGCCGCAAGATCACGCGTGAATACGTGGGCTTTTGGCACTTTGTAGACAACGGGCAACTCTGCCCCGGCTTCCAAGCGGAGCTTTTGGAAAGAAGCTATAGGGCACGCGAGAGATTGGCTGATAACTAGCATGAAATACTATTTACCTGACTACAACTTTGCTGTAGAGAAATATAAAGGGGGCTGGATTATGCTGCATAAGGGCAGTGATGCGGTATTAGCGACAACACCAGAGCAGACTGAGGCTATATTGCAATGGGCTGAAAACAACAAAAAAAAATATGCCGAATTGGTTGAATTATCATTAAAAGAGCTAGGGGCGCATTTACAAATACGCTGGAGCAAAACAGACGACCAGGAATGGCCGATGGAAGTAGTTTACAAACTTTTCAAACAGGGTGAGACTAAAGAACTGGATAGGCTGCTTGCAAAAGAAAGTTACCCTAAACTAGCACCATGCAGAACAATAACAGGGGAAAAGTACGCACAAATTCCGGGAGTATGGAAAGAGCGAATAAAAGCAGACGCGGAAACAATGGCACTGTCTGTTTATGTTGTTGACATTGATGGCGACCCTATAAAGTGGGGTGCAAAATGAAAAGAAAATACATCGTCAGTAGATACGCTTTGTATTTGGTCGGGTTAGGTGGTCACTTTAAGAAACGGCCAGTTATTAACTGCGACGCATTCATTTTAGATAGCCGCCAATACAAAAGATACATAAGAGCAAGTGTTGCAAAAACCGCATAATTGTGTAGAATAAACCTATCTATAGTAAAAAATGGATAGAAAATGACTACTAAGCCGAAATCCGGCTTTGGTCGGCCAAAAGGAACACCAAAGACCGGAGGAAGAACTGCCGGGACACCGAACAAAGCCACACGCGAATTCAGGGAAACGATCAACAAGCTGTTGGAGGGCAACGCAGATAATGTTGCCAAGTGGCTCAAACAGGTGGCCGAAGGCATGCCAGAGTACGATATAAAGCCAGACCCGGCGAAAGCGCTGGACAATCTCGCAAAGCTGGCTGAGTTTGCCGCGCCTAAGTTGGCACGAACTGAGCATGTGGGGGATAAAAACAATCCGGTGCAGACGATAGTTAAATGGGCGCAGGATTAGCCCGCGAAATAATCATCCCCTATTCACCCAGGGATGCTTTCAAGAAATTCCACCGGCGCACTGAGCGATGGGCGTGTTTAGTAGCGCATCGCCGAGCCGGAAAAACGGTGGCATGTATCAACGACCTGATACGCCGGGCATTTTCTGATGGGAAAACAGAGGGGAGATATGCCTACATTGCCCCGTTTTACCGACAAGCAAAAAGCATAGCTTGGGATTATCTTCTTAAGTTTTCTGAGCCGGTCAGGGTAAACGCTAACGCTTCCGAGCTGTGGGTGGAACTGCTGAACGGAGCAAGGATTAGGCTGTTCGGCGCGGATAACCCGGATTCATTGCGCGGCCTGTACCTGGACGGGGTAATACTGGATGAATATGCAGATATGCGCCCAAGAGTTTGGGGTGAGATTATTCGACCCTTATTGGCTGACCGGGAAGGGTGGGCGGTATTCATCGGAACCCCAAAAGGTCACAATGGATTCTACGAAATATGGCGCACCGCACAAGCCTCTGATTCCTGGTATGCGGCCAGCGTAAAGGCTAGTCTGTCCGGGATATTACCTGACAGTGAGCTATCCGACGCCAAGCGCGGAATGACTGAGGATCAATATGAGCAAGAGTTTGAATGCTCGTTCGAGGCGGCTATTCTTGGGGCATATTACGGGAAAGAACTTCGGCAGTGCGAACAAGCCGGGCGCGTTACGACTGTTGAATACGACCCGAATATCCCGGTTTATACAGCTTGGGACTTGGGCTACCATGACGATACGGCGATATGGTTTTACCAAGTCACGCATACAGAAATACACTGCATAGACTATTACGCAGCCTCCGGGCTTTCTATTGAAGATTATGCAAAAGCAGTAAACACAAGAGGCTACCGATACGAAAAACACTGGCTGCCCCATGACGCAAGGGCGAAAACGCTGGCAAGTGGCGGCAGGTCGATCATTGAGCAACTGATTCCGCTACTGGGTGGCGCTGGAAAGCTTGCAATTGTGCCTAGTCTAAGTGTGCAAGATGGCATTCAGGCGGTTCGATTCATGATGCCCCGTGTGTGGTTTGATCGGGAAAATTGCGGCGATGCGGTAGAAATACTTAAACAGTATCAGCGTGAATATGACGAAGACAAAAAGGTATTTCGAGAGAAGCCGAGGCATGATTCATCGAGCCACTGCGCCGACGCTTTTCGTATGCTTGCTTTGAGTTGGAAGGAAAACAAGCCGAAAGAACCTGAAAAAGAGCCGATTTTTCACATAAAAGCCGGAAATAATGGGATAATACCAGTACCGCTGGATGAGTTATGGCGCGAAACACCGCGACGAACAGAAAGGTACTAATGAGCGTTTTTATTGTATCCACAAACGAAACCGTAAGGCTTGGAACCGGCGCTTTATGCGTATCGACTGGGGCAATAGCCACATATTCAAACGGCACGCCGATGGTAGCAAACGGCGCGGTTAGGGTGGAGATAGTACCTTGAATGCACTTTCAATAAATCCGGTTGACGCTGCACGAAAGTGGAATGCAGAGCTAAAACTTGCCAAGCGCGAAGATGAAAAATTTATCGAGCGCGGCGATAAGATAGTAAAAAGATATCGAGACGACCGCACCGGCTGGGCTACCAGCGGGAAGCGCTTTAATATACTTTGGTCGAATATCCAGACCATGATTCCAGCGCTGTACGGCAAAACGCCACGGGCAGAGGTGGCCAGGCGCTGGAAAGACTCCGACCCGGTCGGACGTACCGCTTCAGTGATTCTTGAGCGCTGTTTACAGTACGAGATCGACCACTACGGCGATTTTGACAGCTCGATCAGGCTGGCAATAACTGACCGACTGCTGCCCGGCAGGGGCGTAACTTGGGTGCGCTTTGAGGAAAAAGAACAGGCAATGCCAACGGATGCCTCACCCGGAGTCGAAGGCGGCGAGGCGCAAGTAACGCCGATGGCTTACAAATATGAATGCACGCCCGTCGATTATGTGTTCTGGAAAGACTTTCGATACTCACCGGCGCGAAACTGGGACGAAGTGACGTGGGTTGCTCGCCGGGTGTACATGAGCCGAGCGGAGGGTATTAAGCGGTTTGGTGAAGACTTCAAGCAAGTACCTTTAGTCCATGAGCCTATTGGCCTCGATGAATTACAAAAAAATGGCGTTGAAAGTGAAGACCTGGACGACATGAAAAAAGCTGAAGTCTGGGAAATCTGGTGCAAAACGTCGAAAATGGTGTATTGGGTTGCTCAAGGCCATTCTAAGACGCTAGACATTAAAGACGACCCTTTAGGCTTGGATAACTTCTGGCCATGTCCTAAGCCTTTGTTTGCGACACAAACCACTGACACATTGGTGCCTGTTGCTGATTTTTCGCTATATCAAGACCAGGCACAAGAAATCGACATGCTGACCAACCGTATCGGCATGCTAGTCGAAGCTGTTAAGGTCGTTGGAGTGTATGACGCAAACCAGCCAAGCGTTCAAAGAATGTTGTCCGAAGGTGTCAACAATACATTGATACCGGTCGATACTTGGGCGGCTTTTGCGGAAAAAGGCGGGTTAAAAGGTGTTGTTGACTTCCTGCCGTTGGAGTCTGTATTGCAGGCATTAGCGCAATGCTACAACGCCAGAGAGCAGGCCAAACAGGTCGTATATGAAATTACCGGCCTGTCAGACATCATCCGAGGCGCTTCGATGGCCTCGGAAACTGCTACCGCGCAACAGATCAAGAGCCAGTACGCAAGTCTGAGATTGAGGCGACTACAAACCGAGGTAGCCTTGTTTTCCTCTGAGATTTTGCGAACAAAAGCGCAAATTATGTGCGACTTTTACTCGCCACAAACACTTTACGAAATGTCAGGTATTGGTGGCACTCAGGACGCGCAATACGCTAAACAGGCAATAATGCTGCTAAAGAGTGAGCCGTCCAGGGGTTTTAGAATTGAAGTCGCGGCAGATTCTTTGGTCGAAATGGACGAAGCCACCGAAAAACAAAGCCGTATTGAGTTTCTGGGCGCGGTCGGTCAGTTTATGGATAGAGCCTTACCCGTAACCCAACAAGTGCCAGAACTCGCGCCTTTGATGGGTGAAATGCTGATGTTTGGCGTTCGGGCATTCAAGGGCGGCAGAATGATGGAATCTGCTTTTGATGAAGCCTTGGCAAAACTTAACGCACCAAAACCGCCTGAACAACCGCAGCCCGACCCGGAGCAGATGAAAGCCGAGGCCATGATGCAGGTTGAGCAAGGGAAAATGCAGTTGGAGCAGTCCAAGATGCAGGCCACGGCACAGATTGAACAGCAAAAACTCAGCACTCAGTTGCAAATGGAGCAATTCCGGGCGCAGGCTGATATTGAAAAGACCCGAGAAGTCGAGGCCATGAAGCTGGCTAACGAATTGGAGCTAGAAAACATCCGGCAAAACGCTGAAAACCAGCGGTATCAGGCTAGATTGTTGATTGAGCAAGAAACCGCGCTTAAAATCGCGCAAATTAATGCTGACGCTAAAGAAGACGCCAGCGAAGTAAAGGGCGCTGACTAATGGCTTTATTTCCAATAGTTGATAACCGTGTTCAACTTAACACGGATGCCGTTGAAGCGATAGATGCTTTTCGCAATGGGGTTAGGCTGTTGGCAGATGATTCAGCATGCAGGGCGTCAGATTCTGGATTCGCGCAGTTTAGTAATGGACTGCCTATGACAAGCTTAGGGCAGGTGGTGTTTGTTGATGCCACGGCTGGCCTTCCATCTGGAACTCAGTATGTAAACGGCATTCCTGTTTCCCCATTGGGGGCCATTTGCATCAGCATTGATGTTGCTGTGACATACAGCAACGGATTGCCTTTCGCGGCGAACGGGGCTTTGGCGGCTGTTAGCGGCGCTCCGTGGACACCCGCTGCTCTTGGCTCTGCTCTTGCCTTGTGGCTGGATGCCGACGACGCCAGCACGATCACCCTGAACGGATCGACCGTCAGCCAGTGGAATGACAAGTCGGGCAACGGTCGCAATGCCTCTCAGGCAACGGCGGTGAACCAGCCGACGCGCACACTTAACGGTTTGGGCGGGCGCACAGTAATAACGTTCGACGGCACAAACGATTGGCTTGGTTTGGCTGCCAGCGTGTTTTCCAATCAGTTGTCGTGGTCTTACGCTGTTGTGGCACTAAAAAATAGTGCTACTGAGCCAGTGTGTTTGTTTACGGAAAGGGCGGCGTCAAACAATGCCTCAGTTGGTGTTCTTGCCGCCTCAAGCACTATCCTTAATCGCGCAGGTGGGACGGATGCTGCTACTTTGATTGAGCAGACGGAAGCCTCCGCTTTTCCGGTCAATGCTGCCCAAATTCTAGGTAGCGTTCAGGCTCCCACCTCGGGCTCTGCGTATCGAAATGGGAACCTAACTGCTAGCAACAGCGCGACAAAAGCATCACTTACCTTTCGTGCATTGGCAATTGGTGGCAACCAACTTAACGATACTTCTCCTGCGGCAGCGCAACAATGGTGGCCCGGCCCGGTAGCCGAAGTCGTCATCACCAACACCACGCTCTCCACCACCAACCGTCAACTTCTTGAGGGCTACCTTGCCTGGAAATGGAGTGGCCTGATATGATTTTGCGCAACCTTCCTTACACGCACCCCTATCGCTGGGATGGCCGCGTTTTCGGCGGGCCTCAGTTGTGGCGTCCGTCGAACTTGGGCTCGGCGCTGGCCCTGTGGCTCGACGCCGAGGATGCAGCCAGCATCACGCTCAACGGCAGCACGGTCTCACAGTGGAACGATAAGAGCGGCAATGCTCGCAACGTCTCACAGGCGACCGCCGCGAACCAGCCGACGCTGACAGCATCCGGTTTGAACGGAAAGCCTGTCGTGACGTTTGATGGCGCAGATTGGCTGTTCAATGCTAACCCCGGTGCGCTGATCCGAAATGTGGCTGGTGGAACTGTTGCGGTAGTGGCAAACTACACAAATGCGGTTTCTCAGCGCATTCCAGTTACGGTAATGAGTGGCGCAAACTGCTGTGCAAGGCTTTCAGCCGGACTACAAACCGCAGGAACGACAAACGTCCTTTCGCGCAGGTTAGATACGGAACCAGCAGCAACGACAGTATCCTCGCCGCCTGCGTATACAAATGGTACGAGCATCATTCAGGTGGGCGTTGCAAGATACTCTGTAGGAGCGCTTGACCAGTTTGTAAATGGCGTTGCAGGGGGAACAGGAACTTTCCCTTCATCGGGCAACAGTTCGGATACCGACAGTGCCACGCTTGTCCTTGGCGGCACTTCAACTGATGACGGGGTAACACTTTCCAACCAAATGCTCGGCTTTGTCGGTGAAGCCGTCTACACCAACACCGCACTTTCCACCGCAGACCGCGAACGCCTTGAAGGTTATTTCGCTTGGAAGTGGGGCCTTGAGGCCAGCCTTCCTGTCGGTCATCCGTTCCGCAACATTCCACCCACGGTGTAAACATGAAATACAGAGTCTTTCAGGAAAAGGACGCTGCCGAAAACGCAGCCCGAAAACTATACGGCGAGGCCATGCAAGCCCGCGCAGATGAGACGCAGGGCCTGCTGCATGACTGGAACAACGGCAGGGCGAAAACGGAAGTGAATAACTTGCCGCCCGAGCAGTTGGAGAACGGCGACCGTTTCCCTTTGTACGGCCGGAACGCGGCATCACAGGCTGTGGAAAAAGAACAGGGCCACACCAAGGCGTGGGCGATTCCCGTTGAGATCAACGATGGCCGATGGGTGTTTCCAAGTCCTGATGATGAGGGCGAGGAAGCGAACGCGGATTGGTGGCCGTCACAATCACCAGAATGAGCCATACCATGAACGTACTCATACTCACCGCATCCGCAGCCCTGATTGCCAAATAGTTGCAAATCTGATACAAAAGCAAATAGAAAACGCGATAGAAGAGGATGACTTGGAGGTTTTATTGTTATGAGCAAGGGCAGCAAACAAAGACCGACTAATCACGATGCCTTTTCAGGGAATTTCGACAAGATTTTCACTGGAAAGCCTATTCGGGGAAGTTTTATCCAAGACCCTGAGACCGGCGAACTGGTGCCGAAAGATCAATATTACGCACCGTCGAATGCTTCGCACTATGTCATGCCCGACATTCAACCTTACCAAAGTATGCAGACCGGCGAGATGATTACATCGAGAAGCCACCACCGGGCGCACCTGAAACAACACGGCCTGATTGAAATCGGCAACGAGATCAAAACAGCAATGACGAAACAACAGCCCCGTAACGACAGGGAATCGAGAAAACGTACTATTGCCGAAGTGATGGCATCGAGAGGTTATTAGCGCCCCCACTGGCTTATTGTGTCCGCAGAGATGCGCCACGCCGACCGGAAGGTGGATATTCCGGGCGGCACAGATAGGAAAACCCTACCATGAGTGATTTACGTACAGCATTAGAAGAAGCATTCGCAGAAAAAGCCGAGGAAAGCCCGGAAGTTAAGCCGGAGCCAACACCAGAGCCGGAACAGACCGAACAGCCCCGTGACGAAGCGGGAAAATTTGCAAAAGAAGTTGAGCCAACTGAGCAAACTGAACCTGCCCCACGCAAAGCCCCGTCCAGCTGGAAACCAGCGGCGCAAGAAGCTTTCCTAAAAGCTGATCGTGGCGAAGCCCTGACGCCGGAGGAAATCAAGCTGCTAACAGCAGAGGCAGAGCGGCGCGAATCTGACTTCCATAAAGGCGTATCCGAATTTAAGTCGCATAGCGAACGCGCAAAAGCCTATGACGCTGCCATTGCTCCGTACCAGGCTCACTTGCAGCGCTTGGGCGTAGATGCACCGACCGCCATTTCTGCCCTGATGCGTGCCGATACCATTCTAAGAACGTCAGACCCGGCGACAAAAGCGCAGTATTTTTCCCAGTTGGCGAGAGAATATGGCATTGACCTGAACAACGTGCAGGAACCGCCACAACTCGACCCGCAAACAAATTATTTAATGAGCGAGCTGCAACAGTTGCGTAATCAGCAACAAATGTGGCAAAATCAGATACAACAGCAAGAACAGGCTAGGGCTAATTCAGAATTAACCAAGTTTGCGACGGCTGATAAAGCGCACTTCGATGCTGTGCGCAGTGATATGGCCGATTTGCTGGAAACCGGCAAAGCCAAAACACTAGATGAAGCATACGACATGGCTGTTTGGATGCGTCAAGACATCAGGCAATCCCTGTTAGATCAGCAACGCGCAGAAGCCCAAAAGAAAGCATTAGAGCAAGCACAAGCGCAAAAAGCGAGAACCGCTGCGGTAAGTGTGAAAGGCTCTAGTCCTGTTTCTGGTGGGGTTCAGCCCGGTACTAAAGGTTCGCTGCGTGACATTATTGCAGCGCAATTTGATTCTAACTGAAAGGATAGCCGATCATGGCCACTTTTGCAGGTTTAAGCGATATTGTCGCAACCACCATTCAATCCCGTTCCGGCACTTTAGCCGACAACACCACAAACAACAACGCACTGTTATACAAACTCAAAGAGCGCGGTAACGTCAAGCCATTTTCCGGCGGTAACGTTATTCTTCAAGAGGTAATGTATAACGACCCGGCAACAGAAAATGCTGGCTCTTTCTCAGGGTATGACATTATCGACATTACCCCGAATAGCCCCATTTCATCTGCTCAGTTTGACATTAAGCAATATGCCGCTGCTGTCTCAATGAGCGGCCTGGAAATGCTGCAAAATGCTGGCAAAGAGCAGATCATCGACTTGCTAGAAGGTCGCGTTCAGGTTGCCGAATCTCAATTGATGAACGATATCAGCGCCGGTATTTACTCTGACGGAACTGGCAACGGCGGTAAAGACATCACTGGCTTGGCTTTAGCAGTAGCGGCCTCGCCCGGTTCTGGTATTTACGGCGGCATTAACCGTACCAACTTCTCGTTCTGGCGCAACGTAGCTTTTGATGCTACTACTGACGGCGGCGCTGCTGCTTCGGTTGCTAACATTCAATCGTACATGAACCGGGTTGCTGTTCAGTTGGTGCGCGGTGCAGATCGCCCGGATATCATCGTTGCTGGTAATAACTACTACCGCTTCTATCTGGAATCGCTGCAAGCAATTCAGCGTGTTACTTCGGAAACGCCTGCTGGTGCCGGTTTCACTAGCCTGAAATACTTTGGTGCCGGTTTTAACTGCGACGTGTATTTGGATGGCGGTATCGGTGGTCAATTGAACACGAACCGCATGTATTTCCTGAATACCAAGTATCTGTTCTTCCGTCCCCATCGTGACCGTAACTTTGTGCCTATTGGCGGCGACCGTATGTCCGTCAACCAAGACGTAATGGTGCGTATTATCGGATGGGCAGGTAACTTGACCAGTTCTGGCCCTCGTTTCCAAGGCGTTCTGACTGACTAAATAAACGGGGCGTAAGCCCCTTTTCTGAAAGGAATTAAAATGGCTGCACCTTTTTCCGTATCCCCGATTACGGGGTGTGATTTGAATACCATTACTCTGGCCGCTGAAGTTGGCCCCGCTTCCGGTGCAGAAGATGCGCCGCAGTTGGGCACTCAAGTCTTTGGCTCTGATGGTCGTCGTTATGTTTATGCACAAGCTAACGCGACTATTACCGCCTCGACCGCAGTATGTACCGTCAACGCCACCACGTTTTTAGTGACCGCAACGGGCGGTTCATACCGTTCACCGGCGGTCGCTATGGCGACTGGTGATCGTGGCTGGTTCTCTGCTGCTTCTGTTTAAGGAGTAGATTATGAGCTACCCTTCACGGTGTATGGGTGTCGGAATGGCGGCTGCACTAACCGAACAGGTGTGTGGCGACGTTCAAGACAACGTGACTGCTGCGGGTTCAACTCAAGGCACGGCAACCCTAGTAACTGGCGCTCATGTCATAGTAACGACAGCGGCAGCCAGTACTGGTGTTATTTTGCCTCCGGCTGAACTTGGTGCAGAGGTTACTGTGAAAAACCTTGGCGCTAACGCTTTATTAGTCTATCCGGCAACGGGTGGCGCTATTAACGCTTTGGCTGCTAACGCAGGTTTTTCTATTGCTGCCGGTGGTCAAGGTCGTTTTTTAGGTCGTAACAACATTAACTGGGTTACGTATTAAGGGCAGGGGCTTCGCGCCCCTGTTTTATCAACGCCTTCGGGCATTTTTAGAAAGTCGATATGAGCAATCCTCAATCCGGCAGTTTTGTAGAATTTTTCATGGAATCCGTTGAGCTAAAGTACGAAAGCGAAAAGGCTGGCCGTCCTATTTTTAAGGAAATGCCTTTTATTCGTATTCAACACCCTGGTGATCGTTTGAACATTCTCGAAGTAAAAGCAGACGAGCACTACAAACAAAAATATAGCCGCCAGTGGCGTGAATTTGAAGCGGGGCTGGCTGGTGAAGTGATCGGAACGCCTCTGTCACAATGGCCGCAGGTAACAAAGTCACAGTGTAAAGAAGCCGAGTATTTTGGCATTCGCACTGTTGAAAACTTGGCCGAAGTCAACGATGCTGCATTACAGCGTATCGGTATCGGCTGGATGGAATTACGCAAGAAAGCGCGTGATTACTTAGCGGCTGCGGCAGGGAATGCGCCGATTAGTGCATTGCAGGCTGAAAACGAAAAGCTCAAGCAAGAATTTGAAGCGCTGAAAGCTTCATTGCAAAACCCTGAAATCAAACGCAAACGACAAATCAAAGAGGAAGTCGAGGAATAAATGAATTACACCCTGCTCGAACTGATACAACAAGTCACCGGCGAGTTGGGGTTATCAAGTCCGAGCTTTGTTGTCGGCAATACAGATCCGCAGGTCGTTCAATTGCTGGCGCTGGCAAACAGGCTCGGACGTGACATTTCTCGGCAATATGAGTGGCAGAAACTCAATAAAGAGTACAGCTTCACCACAGTACAGGGGCAGTCGCAATATGCACTGCCAACTGACTGGCTAAGACAAATACCGCAGACTGAGTGGGACAGAACGTCACGATGGCCGCTCATAGGTCCTGCGACTACTCAAGAGTGGCAGATATACAAATCAGCCATCATCAGCCAAGGCCCCAATCTTCGTTTCAGAATAGCCAATAACTTCGTTGAGGTTGACCCTGCTACTGGTGGACTTAATCTTTCGTTTTTCTATGTCTCAAAAAACTGGATTGATGCTGGCGGCGGGGTTTATCGGTACAAATACCAAGCGGACACAGACGTGTCAATGTTTGATGATTCGCTAATGCTGACCGGCCTCAAGGTGCAATGGAAGGCTGCGAAAGGCTTGGATGCAAGTTTTGATGTTTCCGAGTTTCGCGCCATGTTTGATACCATTAAAGCACAGGACAAATCGGCACAAAAATTGTCACTCGGCTCATTCCCGCGCAATATTCTATTGACCGAGTGGAACATTCAAGACGGAAATTTCCCAGGCTGATATGGCAACAGCACGCGCTACCTCTATACCCGCCCCAGTTGGCGGTCTCAATGACCGCGACAGCATTGCCGACATGCCTGCTCAGTATGCGCCTATTCTTGAAAACTGGTGGCCATATCCGGGTTACTTAGGCATCAGAAAAGGTAGCGCAAACCACGTTACTGGCTTTACAAACCCGGTACAAACGCTGGTCGAGTATCTTCCAACGTCAGGCGTATCTAAGCTATTTGCAGCGGCTGGCGGGTCTATATTTGACGTAACAACTGCTGGAACGCTTGGCGCGGCAGTCGTTACCGGCCAGACTTCGGCTCAGTGGCAAGATGCTAACGTGACGACCGCTGGCGGGTCTTTTCTGTACTTAGTGAACGGGGTAGATAAGCCTCAGTTATTTAATGGCACCACCTGGACGGCCATTGATGGTGCGTCGTCGCCTTCAATTACTGGCGTGACGACTACCAGCCTGGTGCATGTTTGCGTCTTTAAGTCGCGGCTGTATTTTGTCGTTAAAAACAGCATGACGGTGGCATTTCTGCCGGTTGGTCAGGTTGGGGGCGCTGCTGGCACTCTTGACTTGTCAAGCGTGTTTAGGAATGGCGGCTCAATTCAGGCTTGTTATACGTGGACGGTTGACGCTGGCGCTGGCGCTGACGATCACTTTGTCGTGCTATCGACCAACGGCGAGGTAGCGGTGTACCGGGGGAGTAATCCGGGGTCTGGCGGTGATTTTTCGATCATTGGCGTGTTCCAACTTGGGCGACCACTAGGCAGACGATGCGCGGCAAAATACGGCGGCGATCTAGCTGTTAATACGACCGAGGGTGTATTTCCTTTGGGTAAAGGGTTATTGTCCGCAAGTGTCGATAGACGAGTGGCTTTGACCGACAAAATACAGAACAGTGTCTCAATAGCTGCAAATTCTTTTTCGTCAGCATTCGGGT